TACTCATTTGTGATGGATTAATTGTTCCTACTATCTTTTTAACATCATCTATTCCCATGCCTTTAACCTTTATCGTACTTCCTACTTGGTTAATAGCATTTGGATTTTCTACTTTTGTTATATCAACAACTTTTTGTGGATAAGCGGTTGCTTTTGCAGATATTAATCTTCTCATTATGGTCTTATTAATCTCTAATTGGTTAGGTATTAAGAATCTTACTTCGCCTTCGCCTCTTGCATATCCTTCTTTTTCTTCCCATAGCATATGTGCAACAGGATATAATGTTAATCCTGTATCTTTATCTTTCTTTATTTCACAATATTTTGTTGATTGTGAAAAATGAACTGTACCATCTTTTTTGTATAGTTTGGTGATTAATGTACACATATCATCCTTTTCTTGTTTAGCAGCATCACCTGCTTCTTCAAATGTGTCATTATCACCTACTATATACAATAATTTCTCATCTGAGATTCCTTCTTTTTTGGCTATCTCTTGAATATTAATTATTGGTCTTCTTTGTTTTATTAGAATATATGGTTGATTCTGTATGTTACTATCATTTTCATTGCCATAATAAATATCATTCTTAGATAATATTTCATTTATTGGTAAATCTAATTCATCATCGTATGTTACATATATAGGACATTCATCGTTAATAGCTGCATGTTTAGATATAGCTCTAACCTTTAAATCCATATTGTCTTTTTCCCATACTTTATTTGCCTGCTTATTAAGAAGTTCACATGTTTTCTTGGCCACTTCTTTAAATTCGTTATTATCGAAATTCTCTGAACTATAAATAGGCAAATACAAGTTATTATTAATTACTCCAACTTTATACTTAACAATTGGCTTAATTATGTTTAATTGTATAGGCTCTATTCCTGATACCTTTAATCCATACCATTGATTATCATTATACATTCTATAATTTCTATCTGTATCAGTATAAACATTTTTTAATCTATTATAATTTCTTCCTGATTCATATAGATTCCATATATCTGTTGTCACTACTTCTTTTAAATCCATTGTTTCACCTCCTAGTTAGGTATATTTTTTTGGCCTAATCCTGTGCCATCATAGTTATCTATGTTAGACATCATTAAATCAAAGGCTTCTTGTTTTTTCTTTTCTTCTACTGTTTCAATTTCTTTTTGTATTGCTTTAACAGGATTTAATTCAGGTATTACTACTTCTTCGCTTTTAGATAGTTTCTGACCATTTTTAAGTCCTAATGAATAAGCAATTAAAATAAAAACACCAAATAAGGTGCATAGTATTATTGTTGACCACATTATTTATCACTCTTTTTCTTTTTATCTTTAGTGTAGTCTTTCTTATCTGATTCAGATACTTTCATTACCTTAACTGATGATGCATTTGTATCTTCTTCATAATATCTTTCTCTAAACACTTTCTTTTTCATACTATTACTATTTCCTCCCCATAATCTAATCTTGATGGCATATCCATCGTTATTTTAAAATCTTCTGCAATTTGTTTTACTTGATTTATTTCTTTTGATGGTTGTGTCCTAGATACACAAAAATATCTTAATGCATCTGTTATATGTGTTATTTCGTGTGGTTCTGTTGCACAATCATTTGGATTCTTCTCATCATGCTGCAAAGAAGGTAAACATTTAATTAGATTTATGCAATTATTAAATATCTTTAAATCACAATCTATTATTAATTCACCTGTTTGTTCATGTCTTCTCTTGTATGGTTTAATCCATTCCTTAACATTTAACCATCCACCAACTCTATCATTGCTTGTTTTCTCTAAATTAACTCCGTTTTCAAAGAAAATCTCAGCTGTTGATTTACCTGTATCCCTGTTTCTATTCCATAAATCAGGTGGTGCATATATTCCTTTAAATTCATTCTTTCGCATATAACTTTTTAATACTTGGCATGCTTCGCTAACTATTAAATTATCTCTATGTATTTCATTATAGACATAGGCTTTATTATGTGTATCAACTGCTACAAATACTACTGCAAACATATCTAATCCATAGTCTAATGCAATATATTTATTCCATTCTTTTGGTATTTGAAATGGTTCTATAACATGAAGGCTTCTTTTAAATTCTTTAAAAAACATTCCATCATATATATCCCAATCACCATACTTTAATGCTTTTCTTTCTTTTTCAGGTAATGCATCTAGTCTTTTTATATAATCAGGGTCATACGATAGCATAAATTTGTTATCAGTAACTAAACTAGGTATAAATATTCTAGTAGTTGTTTCCCCTGTTTCTAACTTACATTCGTGTACCTTGTTTGGTTCACCTATATCAATGAATCTTTCTTTTACCCATGTATGTCCAACCCCACCAGGATTGGTTGAACTTTTCATTCCTTTAGGATACGGGTTCGCACCTCTACATCTTGAAATCATGTATGTGTACATATACTCAGTAAAATGTGTTAATTCATCAAATCTTATTACATCGTATTCTGCAGATTGATACTGATAAACATCTTTTTCATTGTCTATGTATCCAAAATCAATAATACTGCCATTTTTAAATGTCCATGTATGTTTACTTGAATTATAATCTGCTGCTTCTCTAGGATACATTTCCAAACTAACTCTTATTAATGATTTTTCTAAGTCTGGGAATGTTCTTCTGAATATTATTTGCTTACTTTTAGGATATTTCAAAGCATATAGCAATGCATCTACTAATTGACCATAGGATTTACCGCCACCAGCTGCACCACCAAATAATGTTTCAAATGCTGTTGAATTAATAAACAATTCTTGTTTAGTAGTTATCGAAAGTTTCATTTTACCACTTTAATTTCTACTTCAAATGGCTTTTCCTGGCCAATATCGACTTTATCAGTAGGTTTTTCACCAACTGTATCTCTAACTGTTTTAAATGCTTCTAAATCGCCATTCATATATCTATCCATTAAGGCACTAATTCCAATATCTTGTATTGTCTTATCACCCTTCTTGGTTTGTAATGCTAATAACAAGGCTTCTTTGAATGCTTTCCTTTGCCTACGAACCTCGCCAGATTTCTTTCCGCCTTTCTTGGCTTCTTCTTGGCTTAATTTATATTCGCTAGGCTTTAGATTTTCTATATTCGCCATTGCTATCACCTGCTTTCTAATCAAAATAAAAGACACCGAAGTGTCTAATAAGGAGGTGAAACAAATCACCGTTTGGAATATTTTTATGTCTATTAGTAAATACTGCAGAATAGATATACTATATATGGAAATGGCTCTTTCTTTTTTTTATATCCGATTTTGTTAATTCAGCAGGGGACTTATTAGGTAAAATCAACAAACACCATAAGCGGCTTACCATTAACTGCCATCACTCTTACGAGAATACATATCTACTCTGCACTACCTACTAATAGGTAATGCACTATAATTCCAAAAATTATAGTATCAATTTGTTTTATCAGAACATTTAACTTATCGGAGGTGAAATAATCTCTTTTGATTCTTTCACGATACTAATATATACCTAAAATTTTCCGATTTTTTCCGATTTTGCATTTTCATATAATTTTTTCTTCATCTCAGCAATATAATCATATGTCCTGCTTAGTGAAAATCCAATTAACCTATTAAAATGTCTTGGTTTCCTTCCATCAATCCACTTATAGCAATATATCTTGTCATATACATCGCCTGTACTTCTCATTTTGTTTTCTAGTTTCTTTAGCTCATAATTTAGCATATCTCGTGTGTTTCTACTCTGATTGATTAATTTATCAATTTCTTCTCTTTCATCGGTATAATTAAGTAAATTTAACTCTGAGTAGGTGTTGTTGCTATCAACCATAACTTGTTTTATTTTTGATGAGCCTGGTATAACTGCTAGGATTAATTTACTTTTCTTTTCTAGTGCCTCATTATATCTTCGAGCTGCATCTTTATACATTCTCAATAATTCATGATAATCTAAATACATATCTTCCCCTTTCTACAAATCAACATCTGGAACTCCTAAATAATCCAACAAATCAATATAACAGTCACTGCATAAGGTACATAATTTTTTTGATTTTTGCCCATTTCTTCCATATACTGATACATTAATAGTTTTTCTATCCGCATAGCCAACTATTGAGCCACATTTTACACATGGTGGAGTTCTCAAATTACCTGTATGAATTAAACTTTCTAGCATTCGTGCTTTTTCTTCATCGGTTTTAGATTGTAACCAATATTCCATTATTCATTCTCTTTTCTATATTCATTAAATTCTTCTACTACTTGATTTATTTTTTCTTTTAATACTTTGAAATTAAAATCTATTG